TATCATTCACGAATTTTGAAGATGAAATTTTTGGTAATATAAGTGGAGACGCTACAGCCGCAGCAGGGGGTGCTTTATCATTAGCAGCCAACTGTGTAGATAGTTCTGAATTAGTTAATGGTTCTGTAGATGATGGTCATCTATCCGATGGAGTAGCCACAGGATTGGCAGGAGCAGGAATGACTGCCACAAGTGGTGTTTTAAATGCTATAGGTAGTACAGGAATAACTGTAAATGCTGATAATATTACAACAAATGATGGTCAGATTGTTCACGATAGTTTAAGTGGATTTGTAGCAAATGAACATATAGACCATAGTGGAGTAACATTAACAGCAGGTTCTGGATTGAATGGTGGTGGAGATATTACAACAAATAGAACTTTTGCTGTAGATGCAGCTCAAACAGTTATTACTTCATTATTAGCAACAGATATAAAAATTGGTGAAGATAATGAAACAAAGATTGACTTTGAAACTGCAGATACAATTAATTTTTATACAAACAATGTACATGAATTTCAAATGACTTCTGGTGGTACATTCCACGCAGACGCTGATGTGGTTGCTTATTCTTCAACTGTAGCTTCTGATGAAAAACTTAAAACTAATATAAATGATACAAAATATGGTTTAAGTGATATATTAAAACTTCGTGGTGTAGACTTCAATTGGAAAGAAAAATTTGAAGGTAAAAGAGATGTTGGGTTTATAGCACAAGAAGTTCAAGAAATTATTCCTGAATTGGTAAAAGAAGTTGATACAATAGGAACAAAACAGGGTGAAGAAGGTGGTGGTACTCATTTAACTGTTGATTACGCAAAGGTAGTACCAATATTAGTAGAGTCAATAAGAGAATTGAAAAAAGAAATTGATGATTTGAAATCTAATTAGATACTTATAGTTAGATACATTTATTAACATATTAACAACAAAATGGAGGTTTTAACGTGGCCGAAGATAAGAAAAATCAAGAGGTAGTAGTACCTGAAGAAGAGATTAAAGAGATTAAATCTTTACAAGAAAAATACCAAGGTTTAGCTTTACAACTTGGACAGATTGCTTTACAACGTAGTCAATTAACAAGAGAATTAGAAAATATAGAATCTAATGAACAGAAATTGTTAGTTGCATATGATGAAGCTAGAGAATCTGAACAAGGAATTGTAAAAAAGATGACAGATAAGTACGGAATTGGTAATCTTGATGTAGAATCAGGTAAATTTACTCCCCAAAACTAATGTTTGAGAAATTTGGCTTATATTTATATGTAACCTTAGATTTGTATTAAAACAACCTCATAAATTGGGAGAAAAATAATGGCGGAAAGAATAGTAAGTCCTGGCGTTTTTACGGAAGAGCGGGACTTGTCTTTTCTACCACAAGGTATTTCTGATATTGGGGCAGCAATAATCGGGCCGACTGAAAAGGGCCCAGCATTCACACCAACTATACTTAGTAATTTTCAAGAATTTGAAAATACATTTGGTAAAGTAAGTGAAGATTATTATGTTCCCTACACAGTTCAAGAATATCTTAAAAGTGCCAGTTCTGTAACAATAGTTAGAGTTCTTGGTATTGGTGGATATAAGACAGATTATGTTAATATAGTCGCAAGTGGTTCATCCAACGAAGATTTGATAGCAGTTTTAGCACCCTCAAGGGCAGCTGGAGTAAATGGTATTGAAGCAACATCGATATGGAGAGCTGGAGTAGAACAAGCAGCTGGATGGTATAGTGATGCCACTACAGCTGGAGATTTTGTAATTCATATTAGTGGTTCAAATGGAAAACTTGAAGAAATCAGTGCATCATTTGCAACATCAAGTGATTTGTTTATTGATAAAGTGATTAGTTCAGATCCAATGACCAATACTTCAAATGTATATCTATACAAAGTATTTAAAGAAACTGCTCATAATAATCATCAGTCATGGACTGGATTATCTGTAACAGGTAGTTCAAGTGCATCGGCTGGACAAGATTTTAGAAGTGGAACTGGATATTCAGCACAATATGGTGCAACAGGTGTGGCAGCAACTTGGACAGGTAATAGTGATTACTCTGTAGCAAGAACACCAATAGTAATTGACCAAGGAGCAACAGCAACTCGTGCATTCAATAACTTATTTAGAGTTTATTCATTATCTCACGGAACAAGTGTGAATGAAGAATTTAAAGTATGTATTTTGAACATTAAAGCGGCTGGTTCAATTCCTGGGTCGGATTATGGTGAATTCTCTATACAGGTAAGAAAAAACAACCCTGGACAAGCAGACGACAATATAATCCTTGAACAATTTGATAATTGTAATTTTGATAGAACTTCAAACAACTATTTCGCAAGAAAAGTTGGTGATAGATTTGTCGAAATTGATTCAAATGGTAAATTAACCTATAAAGGTGATTGGCCAAATCAATCTAAATGGATTCGTGTTGGAGATTTTGCAGACCTTAAGAACTTAGCTAAAAATGTAGTACCTTTTGGATTTGAAGCAGTGAGTAATCCTGTATTAGGTTCAAATGTACCTACAATATCATTTAAATCAGATCAGAAAAATAGTGTTGGTGATTTTGACCAAAACGTATTTTATGGTTTTGATTATAAGTTAAAGGATAATAGAGAGTATTTAGCTCCTATTCCTTATAACGCTACCACAGGTTCGAATAGTATATTTTCACTAGCGAATATGAGTGGTGATGATAACGCAGCAGGAGACTTAAATGTTTCTACGGCAGCTAATAGTTCAACTTCAATAACATTATCAAATTCAGACATTGCACAGAGGAAATTTGTAATGCCTCTACAATGGGGATTTGATGGTGATGATCCAACTGTGATTAAAGCTACTGGAAATGATATTTCTGGTACAAACACTCAAGGATTTGATTTATCATCTGCAGCAGCAAGTGGTTCTGTAGCATACAAACGAGCAATCAACGCTATAAGTAACCCTGATGAGTTCGATATTAATTTATTGGCTATCCCAGGTGTACTTCATAGTAAAGGTGGTTCAATTGTACATAGTGCAGTAACCAACCACGCAATTTCAAAAATTGAAGCTCGTGGTGATGCTTTCTATGTATTAGATGGATTTGCATGGAGTGATTCAATTGATAACGCAACAAACGGTATAAGTGCATTAGATACTAATTACGCAGGGACTTATTTTCCTTGGGTTAAAGTAGTTGATTCTGAAACACAATTACCTGTTTGGGTGCCACCTTCAGTTGTTCTACCAGGTGTAATATCCTTTACAGATAAGATAGCACACGAATGGTTTGCACCAGCTGGTTTAAATCGTGGTGGTTTAACTTCTGTTTTAGAAGCTAAAACACGATTAACTCACGCTGAGAGAGATAAACTGTACGAGGAAAGAATCAATCCAATAGCAACATTCCCAGGTCAAGGTGTAACGGTATTTGGACAGAAGACACTTCAGTCTAAACCTTCAGCACTTGATAGGATTAATGTTCGTAGATTGTTGATTGCATTGAAGAAATTCATCGCATCATCCTCAAGATATTTAGTTTTCGAACAGAACACAACAGCAACAAGGAATCGTTTCTTGAATATTGTTAATCCTTACCTTGAAAGTGTACAGGCCAATAGTGGTTTGAACGCATTTAGAGTAGTGATGGACGATAGCAATAACACACCTGATGTTGTTGATAGAAACCGTCTTGTAGGACAGATATTTATCCAACCTACGAGAACAGCGGAATTTATTGTTCTTGACTTCGTGGTATTACCCACAGGAGCATCGTTCCCAGACTAATTCGAAGAATCGAGATAAAAAGCCTCACATTATGTGGGGTTTTTTATTGCCTAATAAAACTTCTAAAAAACTTCTATAAATTGACTCAATTAGAAATTGATTTTTTTTTAATAGTTTGATATTTATATTTGAAGTACAAAAAGTACAACAATTTTAACAATAGGAGAATTGGAAATGCCAGAGTTAATTGATCCTTCGGAAATAATGTTCACACCGTTTGAACCGAAAACTAAAAACCGGTATGTCATGTATATTGAAGGTTTACCAGCATATTTAATCAAAACTGCAGCAAGACCTCAGTTAACATTTGAAGAAATAGTATTAGACCATATTAATGTAAAGAGATACATTAAGGGTAAAGGTGAGTGGCAACCATTAGCACTTACTTTGTATGATCCTATTGTACCTTCCGCAGCACAAGCATGTATGGAATGGGTGAGATTATCCCACGAATCAGTAACAGGTCGTGATGGATACGCAGATTTTTATAAGAAAGATATTACATTTAATTTATTGGGTCCAGTAGGAGATATTGTTGAAGAATGGACATTAAAAGGTGCGTGGGCACAAGATGTTAACTTCAATGATGTAGATTTTGCAAATGGAACAGATCCAGTAGATATTGAATTAACGTTAAGATACGATTACGCAATCTTACAATTCTAATTAGAATTAAAACGGAGAATAACAATGACTGAATGGCTAGCAGCAAATTGGGAATGGTGCCTTTTGGCTTTCTACACTTTAGAAAAAATAGTAAAATTAACGCCGTCTAAAAAAGACGATATTATTTTTGATGCAGTGTTGAAACCAATATGGGAAGCCGTATCCAAGAAAAAGTAATTAAAAATTTTTAGGTTTTTAAACAGTTTTAAAAATAGTTATAAGTAGGTTATAACTCAATCCAATAGGAGTACACATGGCAGAGAATAAATTCCCTACGGAAGTAGTGGATTTGCCCTCAAAAGGATATTTTTATCCAGAGGACAACCCATTATCTTCAGGGCAAATTGAAATAAAATACATGACTGCCAAAGAAGAAGATATTTTAACTTCACAAAATCTTATTACAAAAGGTATTGTGTTGGATAAATTATTGGAAGCTTTGATAGTTGATAAGAAAATCAATACAAATAGTATGTTGATTGGTGATAAAAATGCATTATTTATCGCTGCAAGGGTTCTTGCATATGGTAAAGAATATACTTTTGATTATATTGATAATTTAGGACAATCTAAAGAACATACTCAAGATTTAACTAAATTAAAAGATAAAAAAATAGATTTTTCTAAACAAGAAAAAGGGAAGAATTTATTTAGTTTTAAACTTCCACAATCAGAAAGAACAATTGAATTCAAATTATTAACGGATGGTGATGAGAGGGATGTTACTACGGAATTAGAAGCTCTTGCTAAAGTAAGTGGTGGAGTTTCCAAAGAGGTAACAACACGATTTAAAAAGATGGTAATTTCAGTAGATGGTAATTCTGAACGAGCATTTGTTAATAACTTTGTAGATAATGAGTTTTTCACACAAGACTCACAAGCTTTTAGAAGTCATTATCAAGAAATAACCCCAGATATAGATATGGAAATTGTTATAGATGATGGTGGAGAGGGGGTAGAAATCACCGTCCCTATGACGGTTCAGTTTTTTTGGCCTTCCCTTAAGTTATAAGTTAGAAATACACAAACAAATATTTGATTTAATGTATTATGGAAAGGGTAGTTTTACCTTTCATGACTTATACTCAATGCCAGTCTATTTACGTAGATG